CGTTCACCCTTACGATTATATTTCAGATTGGTTCATTGATGTAATTGCTGTTTCTGGAGATTGGACTGATTATCAGGCTTTATCAGAAGATCCAGAATGGTCGGCTTTCTTTACCCCCAATGGATTCATCAAAAGTCAAATTAACAATTTCTTGAGTCAACAAAACGTAAACATTATTACGCAAGTAACTGGGTGTTTAATTCTAGATTTTGTAGATCTGAATGGGAACAATCAGTTTATTCAAACGCTGGTTAACAACAATACACCCTCAACTGGTCTTTTCTGTGCTGTAGACGCCGAAGGATTGGAATATCTTTGTCAAAATAGATTTAAAGTTGATTTGGTCGGTAACTTCTTAATTGACGAATTAACTGGAGATAGAGATCTAGCAGATCCCAAGTTAAATTTCTTGAGTTATGATCAACAGTTAATTCAGGATTATCTTTACACCCAAAATTCAATTGGAATAACTGGCGGAGGAGTTACTGGAGGAACAGCAGGTGTTGACTACACTTCATTGAACGTTGGAACATTATTTAACCTAGGTGGGGCAACTGGACCTACTGCTGGTGTACCAGCATCCGCTCTAGAACCTTACGACCCAAGTTTAACATTTGGTGGTCTTCATTATCTTCGTACCAATTCTGGTGTTACTGGTGGTGCAGTAGTTAACGTGTGGGTTGGGGCAAGCGGGGGATCTGGGTACACTACAGCTCCTACAGTTACTTTTGTTAATCCGGCAGGAGCAACGGGAGCTTCAGCTTATGCTGTGATAAGCAGCGGGGGAAGTGTAACTTCAATTGTTTTGACAAGCGGTGGATCAGGATATACTACTGCTCCTACAATTAGTCTAACTGGCGGTGGAGGTTCAGGAGCACAGGCTTACGCCGAAATTTTAACCCAGCCTTCTTTAACCTCAGCAGAAAAATTAAGATTAAAAGATTTTGTTACGCCCACTCCTTCATACACCCCATTCATTCTTGGTACAGTTACAATTCCTGCAGCAGCTACTGGAAACGTTATCAATCAATTTACAACGGGTGACTTGGTTAAACTCAAAATAACAGGAGTCAGGGAAATTTCAGGTAATTTAACCATAACTTTCACACATCCACTAGATACTGCTGTTTATGCTTCCCAAGGAATTCAGGTTAGTCCTACTTCCTTTACAATGGGAACAGCCTCTGGCATAGTTTCTGAATTCTATCAGCAGTTCGGGGCTTCAGATTATCTAGATATTGTAAGTGTGGCATCTATTACCGGGGGCACCGCTTCCAACTCACTAACAGGTCAGCTTACAACCAATTTGTATCAAAATATCCTTTATCGTGAAATCGAGGATGGGGATATCATATGGTTGAATGAAACAGGAACAAATCTTTACTATCTGGACACCCAATTGACGGTAGATAGAGACCAATTCAATGTTTCGTATGTCAGAGCATTCGATAATGTGGCTAGGCAAAACCCCGATGATTTGGTAAATTATCCTACCTTTGGAACAGTTTATGCTTCTGATAATATCGGTTTGCCAGTCTCTGCAGGTAAAACTGATATTATATCTAACGTAGCCTCAATCAATCAATTTCTGGATGTACTAACAAAAATAGATTCGACAAGTTTCACCTTTGTGCCCGATCAAGTGAATAACAAAATAATTTCAGTTGGTGATTATTTAGTTTCAACTGATTTAGAATTGTGTGAAACTGTAGGTGCAAACAGACAATCAAGATTGACCAAAGTAACCTCAGTGGCCCAAACCACAACTGCAGGTGTGGTAAGAGTAACATGTGCCAGACCTATATTTTATTATGCTGGATCACCAATCCAGGTTCAGAAGTTCAAATCAATTCCACAATTTACTAGATCGTTCGATTTTATCTATTTAAGTGGTTACACTATGAGAGATGCACAGAGGCCGAACGGCACTGATCTGCGAGTGGACGAAATTTTGAATGTACTTTATGACACAAATTTGGCTGCAACTTTGGCAACCAAAGATGTTATTTCTTTCCGTTATATTGTAGATACGTTCAGTGGTACAATTCAGCCAAATTCTAAGTACCAGCTTTCAAAATTGGCCATGATGAGGCAAAAAGCTTTGGCTTTTATCAATGCTCCTTCAATGGCTCAGTTCAGAGCTAGTACAGACCCCAGATTTACCAATGCGCCTACTGCAGTAGATCCATTCCCTCCTTTGGAAGCACAGTACATAGCTGAAGGAGGTAACTTATCTTTGAATCCTTCCTATACTTTTAGCCTTCCTACACAAGATTTAGGAGCTTCGTTTGCTGGGTATTTCACCCCTTACATTACCATCAGGGAAAATAACAGAAACACAAACGTACCTCCCGCAGCTTACGTTTCAAACAATTTTGTTAGAAAATTTGCCAACGGAGAGCCCTACAACATTATTGCAGGTCAGAAAAGAGGTACCATCTCAGGAGGCAATATTGTAGGTTTAGAATATGACTTCACAGATGAAGATCGTGGTTGGTTAGAACCATTCGGGTTGAATCCCATCATTAAGAAAAGAGGATTTGGAGTTGTTATCTTTGGTAACCAAACTGCCTATCAGACTGTGAATTCTGCGTTTGGTTTGCTGCACGTGAGAGATCTGCTTATAAGTCTTGAAAACGATGTGGAAGAAATTTTGTCTAATTACCTGTTTGATTTCAACGAAGATTCAATTCGATTAGAAATCAAAACTTTGGTTGATACTTATTTGGATGGTGTCAGAGCAGGTGGAGGAATTTATGCTTATCAAGTTATCATGGATGCATCTAACAATCCTCCTTCGGTGATTGACATGAATATGGGAATCATTGATGTTATCATTGAGCCTGCTCGAGGCATACAGAAGTTCATCAATCGAATCACCGTAACCCGCACAGGAGGCATCGCTTCAGGAGGTTTCATCAATTTCGTATAACACATTGAATGAATTTTAAAAGAAGAGATAAATAAAAAAAGAAAAAAGAATTAATGGCCGGTTTACCACACTACCAAAATTCGTTATATTCGATTAATAAATACGAACCCGTTTATCTCAATCAATTTGAGGTGACTGTGATTCCACCCGCTGCTGTCCAAGGTGGTCAAATTTTGTTACAGCAGGTTGTAAATGTAAACGGCTTAGATGTGGATAAAAATCCATCTTTCGTGTTCCAGAAATATAAGTTTGCCAAAAGAAACTATGCAGGAGGTAAGCCGGATAAAACCTCTTTAGATTTGAGTGTTAAATTCACAGTGAATTTGAACGATGATAATTCTATGTACACGTTCAAAACTCTTAGACAATGGTCAGATCTAATTTATAATCCTTTGACCGGAGCTATGGGCATTAAAACTGATTACACCGGAACGATTATTATATCCATTTTTAACAAAAATGGAGATGTCTTTCGAAGAATAACGTGTCGTGACTGTTTCCCCATGAAAGCTATCGATCCCATGGAGTTAGATTATATAAATGGAACTACTTTGTATGAAATCACCATGACATGGGCGGTAGATTATTGGGAAGACCTTTTCACCTAAAAAATTAAAAAATAAATGGCAGGTTTACCTCATTTCAATAATTCACTCGCAGCTCGCAACAACTACGAGCCAGTTTTTCTGAACCAGTTTGAAGTTTTAATTACCCCACCCGCGGGCGTGACCCTGGCAAATGTGAGATTCAACGGAGAATCAATCATGACACAACAAGTCAAAAGCGTGACTGGATCTTTAGCTGTTGATATTCAGCCTTCGGCTCCAGTGACACAATACTATAAATTTGCCGAAAGAAGATATGCAGGGGGCGAGCCTTCAACTTCGGATGTTCAATTTTCAATCGCTTTCGAGGTAAATCTAAATCAAAACAATTCTATGACCATTTTCAAAATTTTGCGTCAATGGTCAGATTTGATTTATAATCCTCTCACGGGTGCTATGGGTCTGAAAAGAGATTACGTGGGTCAAATTGTGGTTTCTATCTTCAATAAACAAGGAGATGTTTTCCGTAGAATAACTCTAAACAACTGTTTTTTGATTGAGCCGTTGACAAGTATGGCATTAAGTTACGACACAGGTGACTCTATTTATATCCTAGACACAACGTGGAAATCCGATTACTGGCAGGACCAGTTTCTATAATCGGAACTTTTTTTTCCTTATACATATATAAGAAACACATTTTTGTGTGACTTAAACGAAGTAACATGGATCCAAATAATTTGTCCCCAGAAAAAATTTTACAAGAAAAAGAAAAACTGGGAGGAATATCTTTCGATGATAGAATCGCAGATTTAAATCCAATAAACCCTTTGGAGGAAAGAGCACAAAGAGAGGCGGAAGCTCTCGCCGAGCAAGCACGAGAAAAAACACCAATT